CTGTAAATACAAATTCGTTTTTGCTTAATCTTGCTGGTACATCATCTGCTCGTTCTTGTCCACCAATAGGTACAAAACCACCTTCTTGTCTATAATCTTTTTCCATACCACCCATATCCATGAGCCCTCCTTCTTGAGCTCCGATTCTTCCGCCTTGAGCTTTCCAGATATTTGGATCGTCAAGATGTGAGAATCTTCTATCCCACATTGCCTTATCTGCTAGCCATTTTTTATATAATTCATCTTCATCATCATCGTCAGTCATGCCTGTGTACAAGCCACCAAGTGCTGAAGCACCTAGTATACCACCCATCCATGTTGGCATCATTGATCCAGCGCCTTTAGTTAATCCCCATCTACTTAAAAGACCTGATGCAGCTGGAGATCCTGTAAATGCTCCTCCTAATCCAGGTCCAGAAGCTGAACCTACTCCTGTCCATAGTCCTTTTTTAGCAGCTGTACCAAATAATTTTGCTTTTAAAGCAGCTCCTTTACCTGCACCTAACAGTCCTTTAAAACCACCAAAGCCACCTGGAAGACCAAAAAGACCTACTCCCATCAACGCAGCCTTACCTAATGGACTCTTCGCAACTTTCTTAACAGCTCTTGCTGCTTTCTTAAATATGCTTCCTAAACCATAAGCTCTTCTTCCATCATCACCCATGATACCACCATAAGCTGCCGGTACTCTTCCGCCATCTGCACTATAATATCTTAACATTTCTGATGCTGGATCAAACGTTACTCCTGTTGTTTGTCCCGTAGGTAAAGCAGAAGCTAGATTAGAATAAAAATTTGATGCACCTGGTATATGATATGAAAATGGACCAGCTGTTGGCTCTGGCTCTGGCTCTGGCTCTGGCTCTGGCTCTGGTGTTGTACCACCGCCGCCGCCACCGCCACCACCGACACCTTGCATCGCTGCTGAATAGGCTGCGTAACTAGGATAACCTAATCTTCGCCATTCTTCCTGAGGTCCATCACCGCCGCCACTGGTTGATGGATGAGTTTCATATCCTATTTCTTCTAAGAATTTTAAATTTTCGGGATCGTTCCAATCTTCTTCAGTCCAATTTTCCCAATCAAAATCTGGAGAAAAACGCATACTTTGGTCCATACCTGGTGGAAGAATACCAATAGGATTTTCTTCCATATATCTTTCCATCCATTTTTTTCTTCTCCATGCATTATGTTGGTTAATTTTTTTTCTAATCCAGGAAGTTTCTTTTTTCTCAGGTATATCAACTACATCTGCCCAAGTTTCATCGGGGTCATCTGATGTTGGATATACTGGTGGTTTTGTATACGCAAATGGAGATTCTCCACCCGTTGTAACTGGTGGTACTGGTGGTTTTGTATAGTCAAACGGAGATTCTCCACCCGTTGTAACTGGATCAGGATCTCTTCGTGGACTAGGATCTCTTCCAGGATTTTGAGTAGCTTGTCCTACAGCACCTTGTCCTCCTGGTCCAGGTCCTCGAGAAGTTCCCGGAGATTTTCCGCCTGGTCCTCCCCATGCATATCCCAATCTCGCGATTCCGCCTTCGGCTTGTTTAAGAGGTCCTGTATATCCTTGATTTATTAATTCTTGATTAAATTCTTCTTTTGTCATTGGAGAAGGGTCTTTTTTTCCAATGCCAAAAACTCCTGTTGAACCCGTATCATCAAAAATTTTTGCATTTTCATATACCATATTAACATCTATAAGACCACTCTTTAACGTAGGCATTTTTTGTTTTATTATGTCTTTTTGTTTATCTGTTACCACAGCCAATCGCGTGTCATCAGTATCCATAATATCAGGTGTTGTTATCCCCAAATCTGCTAAAGAAAATCTTTCAATATTGTCATCGTCATAAAAATTTGTGTCGTATCTATTTTTTGAGTAAATCTTTGGAACTGGAAAATTTTTTTTAAAGTAATTCCAATTTTTTTCTTTAGGTAAGCCTAACCCAAGTAAGCCACTCCCAAGTAAGCCCCTCTGGTACCACTGTGGTGGTGTTGGTCTTCCTGGCGTTTGTGTGACTGCTCTAGTTTGGTGTACGTTTTGATATGTTGGTCTTCCTACAGCACCACGTGATGCTTGTAGAGCCGCTGTTCTTTGAGCATCTGCAGCAGCTCGGTTTACAGCAGCTTGGTGACGTTCAGCAGCACCTCTGGTACCACTTCCACCTACAGTTGCTCCACCTGCTGGACCTTGACTACGACTTGTTCCTGGTGACATACCTGGATCACTCCATCTACCTTGATAACCAGGTCTTGAACCATCTGAATTATTTTTAACTAATTGTCCTCCACGATATCCCAATCTCGCGATTCCGCCTTCGGCCATAGGTGACTGTATACTTCTTACCCATTCTTCAAAAGGCATTGCAGGTCTCCCTGCTTCTTCTTGTTGCATTACATAGTCTTTATATTCTTGCATCAAAGATGCCATTTGCATCTGTTGTTCTTCTTGTGGAGATTTAGGACCTTCATTACCTGTATAGGTAATGTCCGATGCTCCCGCGTCTAATGATGATATTCCTGTTCTATCTATAGCCATAATTTTTATGTTAATTTTTTAAAGGCAGGAATTTCACCTGGGTTTATAATATTACTTGTTTTTCACAAGTAAAGCAAGCCTATGATGTCACGATCCTAGGTTTAATTTCGAGCGCAGACAATACGACATGTAATCTATTTGCCGTTGCTGCGGTTACTTTTATAATTTCGCTCTCTGCGACAACGAGTGGTGCTGAAAGTAGTTCTGATGTTCCACTGGCCGAGATTGCTTTAACGCTAAATAGGCTGAAAACAGCGCTATCCGTATCAGTTATAGTCACTGTTATCGTATCCGCGTTCCCTGAATCTTCGGACACGAGTATGGATTTAATAACGGCAGTTGTTGCTGTTGGTACTGTATACAGTGTCGTTGCACTTGTACTCGTTAAATCTACTTTTTTGTTTACAAATGTATTAGCCATTATGCCATAAAGAAGCTTTCCGCTTCCGCCTCATCTTTTAAATCCTGTTGAAAGGATGTGTTTAATTTTTGTATAACACTATCAACGTCTCTAACAAATGATTGTTGTATCTGTTGATCGTATTTTTCTAAAGGTTGTGTTAATGATTGTACTATTCTAGCCATTATCTTCTTCCATCCGGTTGTATATCTAGTCTAAAAGTTCCAAGTTTCCAGTGTTGTCCGGTACTTGTATTATCAACCTTTAATGATATAGCACGTGCACGTGCTCTTGTATCTATTTTTGTTGTGCTAGTGGTTGATGTAAAAGGACCTAATGATGAACTAGCTTGTGAATCTGTTGGATAATTTTTTAAATTTAATGTCACTCTTGCATCACCTGTTTGTTGTAAAAAGTCTGGAAGCACTCTTCTAATTTTCATCATGTGCTCACCATCTCCTCTTAAATCTGCTCCACCACCTTGACTTATAGATATATCAAAATCACCTGATTCAATACTTGCAGCAATAGCAGTAGATGTCCCTGCTTTAATTTGATTAACTCCTGTTTCATGTTCATAGTAAGTTGTAACACCATCCGTATTACCAACGGTTGAATCGCTCGTTGCATCAGAGTCATATTCTGTTGCATGTGGTTTTCCAAATATATGTGAATCAGACCATGCTGATCTTGCAAGCGTACTCGTAGTCCATACTGGTCGCTCTGGTGTTGAATCCATATAATTATAAGTCACTGCTCTATTGTTAGATGCAGCTCCACTTCCAGGATAGAACCATGTAACTTCACCAAACAAATTGTTCAGTCCTGCATAAATATGTTGTTTAGGAACTGTATTAATATCATCATAAACATAATCTTCAACTAAACATGCTAGTGAATCTAGTTTACCAGTGTATCTGAAGAAACCATTCTCTGACATCCAGTATGCAGAACCATCTACTTCAACGGCTGCATTTTTTCCAATCAATCCACAGTTCGTTCCAACTTGTTGAAATGAAAATACGAAAGGAGCACCAACAAATCTCATAATAAATAAAGACGTGTCGGTCCAAATGTAAATTGCATCTCTACCTCTAATCGCTGCCACGATCCGTGTTCCGTCGGCCAGTCTCTGTGTACCAGCAGTATTGGTTGCTGAAGGAGCATACGAAGTTGAAGCATTGATGCTCTCCTGATCCGACCATCTAATATACATATCGTCCTGTGTACTAGTTGTACCAATGGTTGTTTCTGTTCCAATAAATACTAAGTGTCTATCGGGAGTTGATACTAAAGTCTGTACTGTAGCTGTTGGTGCATTGGCAACGATGGTTGCTCTCGTAGATGTTGCTCCTGTTGCATCGGAGTCCCATTCAAAAGTTGCACCATCAAAGATAGTTGCAATAAGTTTATTTCCAAAATTGTCCAAAGACCATAGACCAGGAGCTGTTACAATATCACCAGTCTGCGATGCACCCCATTTTGTATAATCTGATGCATCATAAACGGTTGCTCCATCAGAGTGTGATGCAGCAGTAGTATTGTCCGATCCTCGAGTTAAGCCTGATAAAGTATCTGTTCCTGTGGTGTTTGAAGTGTATGCAATACGTTCACTATCTACTAAAACTGTCCCTGTTGCCGGCATACCACCTGAGTCTGATAAAACTATACTAGTTGATGAAGACGTTAAAGCTCCATCTAATGTTGCTGTAATTTCTCCAGAAACTGTACCACCCCATTGACCAAGTCCCCAACCAGCAGCTGATTCTTCAACTGCAGGACCAATTGTATAAAAATGTTTAACTCTTACTCCGCCAGAAGTACTAGCTCCTGATCCAGATTCGACTGATCCCATTTCAACTGTGATTGTTGTTGAAGTTGGAACAGTTGTAACCATGAAATTGGTATCGTCAAAATCATCATCGTCAAAATTAGAGTTCGTTGCTGAACTAAAATTATCACAACGAATAATATCATACTTAGAAATATTATGATCTGATGCAAAAGTTATAGTAACCGTTGCATCACCATTCGTTGTTGTAAAGGCACTAGTTAATGTTGTTGTACTTTTAAGAGGAGTAATGTCATAAAAGACACCTCCAGAATATACATATAAAAATCTGTTTGTACCAATAGCTGCGTACTTAATTCCTGACGCATTGACGAAATGATGGAGTGCTGTGTTTCTTCCCGTGAGTGTATTGTCTCCTAGTTGTGCCCAACCTCCTATTTTTTCAGGTGAGCCATATCTAAAACGCACATAGTCACCACCAATCCATTGGCCCTCGCCGCCAGTTGCTGTGACCTGTTTATTAAATCCTGGTTGTATTCTAATTTTTTGTAGCATAATTATCTCGCGTTACAAGGTACTCCGTTTGAATTTACGAATGGTGCTTCTGCGAAAGCCATGTAGATGTATGTGTTTCCAGAACCATTACTTCCACTATTAGT